GGCCGCAGCGGCACAAGCCAAGGGCTATTTGCGCAAGCATGGTGAACGCTTCGCCACCACCTCAGCCGAGGTCGTAGCCCAAGGCATCGCCGAGGGCCGCCCCACCGACAGCATGGTCCGCGACATGCGCTCCCGGCTCAGTGTGGTGAAGTCGCGCGCCGAGATGATCGTCCGCACAGAGTCGCTACGTGCCTATAACGAGGCGTCCAATACTTACTACGCCACGCAAGGCATCGATCTCTGCATGTGGTACGCCACGGCCGACGACAGGGCGTGTTCCATCTGCGCCCCTCGCGCCGGGCAGATCTACAAGCGCTCCGAGATCAAGGCACCATGCCACCCTCGTTGCCGGTGCTACCTCGCTCCCTGGGATCCCGAGATCGCTGCGATGGACCCCGAGTACGCCGGCCAACGTCAACGACACGCCGACGAAATACGCAAAGCGTATAAACAGCTCTCCAAAGAGCCTGCCAACTTGAATCGCGCAGCAGTCTTTGAGCAACTGGCGCCCACACCGGTTGCAACGCTCTAACCGACTTGTGATCCATCCATAGACTGTCCATATCCGTAACCGGGCGGACGCGCCCTTGAGGCATGCCTGCGACGAAGAAGCGCCCGCCCATGGAAATGGAGCCCGAGATGGAGGAGCAGCGCGAATCCGAGGGCGTCCGCGAAGGCGAAGACGACATGCCTGTCACTAAGAGCCGCAAGCGCAGCGCCAAGGGTGCCAAAAACACCAAAGCCCCCATGGACGGTGGCATGTACGGCAAAAAGCCGATGGACGGCGAAGGTTGCGACTGCGGTAAGCGCAAAGCCAAGTGTGACGGGAGCTGCGGCAAGAAGATGGACGCCGCCGACTCTCCCTGGGCGAGTGGTGTCGCTTTCGACATGGACAACCTACGCATCGACCTGAAGTGCGGAAACGGCGCCATCTCCCAAGGAGAGAAATGCACCAAGGGTGCCGCTTCCCGCGTGCAGCCCAAGCCCAAGCCCAAATCAAGCGGTGGCGGTCTCCGCTCCGCCCTTGAAGGCACCGCAATGGCGGCCGGCACGATTGGGAAGGTGGCCGGGGGCGTCGTTGTCGCTCGCTCCATCACGCGAGGCAACTACCGTCAACTCGGCCGTGGCCTTGCAGCTGTAGGTGCAGGCCAAGCTCTCGAGGGTGCTGGTCAATACGCACGCGGCGCCCGAACAGGTAGTTCCTACTTGAAGCGCGCCGGATCGCAAAAAGCGATTACCGGGCTTACGACTGCAGCCGTAAACAGCTACTTCACTGGTGATCTCAACAAGAACACACTGAGCAACCTCAGTGGCCAAGGACGCAACCTGGGGCGTCAAGGCCGGCGCACTCTTCAAAACTTGATGGGAGCCGCCTCGGCTAAGAAGAGCACCTTCACACAGAAAAAACAGCGCCAGCAAGTTTGGCGTGGCTACAAGCGCTCCCTTCTGGACGACTGACTATGTCGTTGACTCCATCCTCAGTACGCCTTGATTTGAAGTGCGGCAACGGTGCCATCTCCGAGGGCGAGAAATGCACCAAAGGCCCTGCGACTCGAGTACAGGGACAAGCCAAGGAGAAGAAGAAGTCCGGGCCTTCACTTCGGCGCACCGCCGTCAAGGCCGCGAAGGGCTTTGCCGAGTTCGTCGGTCCCGACCTCACGGCTGAGCTTTTGATGACAGGGGGCTCCCTCGTCCTTGGTCGTGGCCTATTACGTGGGCGCAGACAGTCGTACCGCTATCGCCAGGCGTCGAGAACCGCACGCCGCACAATCAACCGTGTGCGTTTCGGCCCAGCCTCCCGTCGCTATGGCCCTAGGCGTGATGGGCTGGTCCAGCACTACGCCCCGACACAGCTTCAACCCCCAACCCGTCGCGACGCCTGTTGGGAGGGATACAAACAAATCGGAATGAAACCCAAGGGCAAGCGGATGGTGCCCGACTGCGTGCCGGTGAAGAAGAAAAAAGCAAACCAAGACGTCGAAGACGGCAAGAAGTACACGAAAACCGTCACCAACCCCGAGACCGGCCGCAAGAACAAAGTCCGCTACGGCGCCAAGGGCTACAAGATCGCCCCGGGCACCAACAAGGGTGACCGTTACTGCGCCCGCAGCTTCGGCGACATGAAGTCCCACGGCAAGAATTGCGCTGGCAAAGACCGCAACACGCCCCTTTGCCTCTCGCGGGCGAAGTGGAAGTGCTCAGGCAAGACCTCGCGTCGTGATGGCCTGACGCCGGGAAAGTCCTCAGCCTAGTAAGGAGCGACGCCCCTGAGCGCGCTAAGGGAAAGCCCTGCGGGGAGTCACACATTCAGCGGACACACAAATGTAGCAAACCCATTTCAAAAGCAGCTTTAGCAACTGCTGCTGTGTTAGGGACAGCCGCTGTAACAGCGGGAATAGCAATAGGCGCAAGCCCAAAACTAAGGAATCGAATTGCAAATACTTCAGTTTCCCAGCGTTTAGCTACGCTAACAGCCAAAAAAGACGAACGCTTTAGTTTTGCTCCTGTGCAATTTCAAAAAGACCTAGCAAGGCTTTCTGAGCCCACTAAAAAAGCTTTATTGGCCAACCATAGCCAAACTGCTCTTCAAATCCTTAGTGTAAATCCCAAAAAAGACTTTGCTATCGCCAAGTTTGATACATCAAACTCAAAAAACTCTTGGATTAACGAATATATAGGCTTTAGCAGTATCGCAGGTCGTGCAATAGAGACGAGGATTGAGCTAGAAGGTCGATCCTCCAACAGATGGCACGTCCAATTCACAATAGACAACTCCCTGCAAAGGCCTAGGATTAGAAAACTAGGCCAAGCAAACCTGCCTAAAGAAAGTGTTTCTTCGACTCGACTGATCCAAAAACGAATAACATCAATGATGCTTGATCATGTCAAGCATTTACCGCCAAATGCAACCTTAGTAGCTTCAGCGGTCGAATCCGATGGAGGTGGGCGTGGCCGCACCGCCATCTATCGGAGATACGGATTCAAATCAAATCCGGCATCAGGGATGAGTGAAATTGAAACTGAAGTCTCGATTTCTAAGTTCATTAAGCTGGCCGCAACAAGAGCAGACGCCTCCACCGAGACCGGCACCGGTCAGCCTTGTGGCGCCTCCCACATATCCAAGGCGTATAACTGCACTAAAAATACGGCTTCCACGACTAAGTCAAAACTCAAGACCGCAGCTAAAGTAGCTCTTGCCGCAGGCGTCATAGCAGGAGGTGCCTACTTGATCACACGAAAGCAAATTACCGGAGAACAGTGGGAGAAATCCCCCTTTAATATCCGCAAAAACCCCAAGCTCTCCCCTGAGCAGGCTCAAAAGATCGCCGACGAGGCCATCGCCGGTGGCCAGAAGTGGGACGTCCAAGAGAAGATCAACGCACGTCGCCGTGCCGAGCGCGATGCCGAGTGCGGAGGTGGCCTGGGAAAGATCCTGGCCCCGGCGAAGTTTGACGCAGCGGTTCCTAACCCTCGTTGCCAAGCCGGGGCAGGTGCATTCGGCACCTACTTCGTTCACCCTTCTGAGCAATACGGCATCAAGCTCTACCGAAATGGAGATGATGACGATGTTCAGTGGGAATTTGACCGTTTAGCCAAAGCGGCACGCGCAGGGGTCAACGTACCTGACCCCAAAGCAATCAATGCAGTTAAAGACGAATACGGAGACGTAAGAGCGCAGACCCTCATCCTGGGTCATATGAAAGGTTACACAGATATGGACGGTGTTTATGGTGCAGATGGAGGCACCGCATCTAGAGCGCCTTTAATCGTGCAACGTCACGTTGCGCAAGAATTCCGCAAGTTGCACACAGCAGGTCTTGCGCACGGTGATATCCACACGGGCAATATCCTAGTCCACCCGCGCAGCAAGCGAGTGGCCCTCGTCGATTTCGGCTATGCCACCGAGCTGGATGACAGATATCAACCAGCGAACAGTCGCACGGGCGTCGAAAACCTTATGTATGACATGCGGCGACTGCCTGAATTCCTGGGATTCAGTGACAGAGGCAATGACTTCCTCAAGCGTTACAGAGGAGTCTTAGAAAACGTAGAAGAGCAAGCCAACTTTTCGCTTAACAACTACGACCGCGATGAGAAGTTCGAGCTATCAGTCAAGCGGTATCACGACGCACTCGAGAGCGAACTGCTCTGGGATGACCGCAAGCCCCGCTCGCGCTTTATCAGTGGCGCCGATCAACCCCGTATCCCTGGCCTGACACGCCGCATCCTTACTGCCAACGCCAACACACGGCAGCGCCAGTTGATGGAAGGGCTGCACAACGGCAATCTGACGTTGTTCCAGGACGGAGCCAAGCACCTGGGCGTTAAGCCCGCTCGTCTGTTCGTTGCCCTCAAACCCGAGCGTGATGCTCGTCTAGCCCGTCAACGCAGGCAGCCTTTCGGCACTCCCTTGGTCCCATGACCTCCCTTCGCCTCGACGGTCGCTCCACCGCGTACTACCGCACGCACCCCGAGGCCGCTGCGAAGAAAGTTCGTCACCAGGCCGAGATCAACCGGCGCCCCTCTGAGCGCAAGCGCCGCGCCGAGCTCAACCAAGAGCGCCGTCGTCGTGGCATCTACGGCAAAGGTGGCCCCGACGTCTCCCATACCGAGGCCGGAAAAACCGTCCTCGAAGATCCTTCCACCAACCGCGCGCGCAATGGCCACGGCAAACAGCCTCGCCTCAAGCGTGACTCGATCTGGGCCGAGGGCTTTGCCCCCTAAAGCCCCTCTAGAAGCTTCGACGCTGAAACGCCATACAAATCTGCCAAGTCAAATAACTTCGATACTGCAAACTCGATCTCTCCTTTCTCCAACCGACAATAAGCAGCCTGACTAATAGCAAGCTTCTCCGCTACGTGCGACTGAGTAAACTTCGTCGCTTCCCTTAACTGTCTAATACGCCCACACAATGTGAGCTGCCGATAGATTGCCACATCCCCAATACGCTATCCGTATCAGGCTATCGCTTACAGCCAAAACGCTTAAGCTGTCGCCATGGAAACATCTGTTTCTCGCTACGATTTCGCGCCCATTACGGGCAGCGAAACCACCGACGAGGGGTATCTCCGCGTCTGGTGTCGTGCGGCGCGCTCGGGCACTCAGCTCTACAAGCGCGCAGATGGCTCCCAGGTTCGGGAATACAGGCCTCCCGATGAGGTCTCGAACCCTGAATCTCTCTCCACGTTCGGCATGAAACCCGCAACGTGGGGTCACCCACCTGTTCTTCTCGATTCAGCAAACACCAAGAAGTTCCAGGTCGGCTACTCCGGTAGCCAGGTCCGGTACAACGACGGTTTTGTTGAAGTGGCCCTGGTTGTTACAGACCAAGACGCCATCGAGAAGATCAAGCGCAAGGACGCAAAGGAAGTCTCTGCCGGATACAAGGTCGATTTCGACCCCACGCCCGGTGTCACCCCCGAGGGCGAGTCCTACGACGGCGTTCAGCGCAACATCCGGGTGAACCACATCGCCATCGTGCCCCGTGGCCGGGCTGGCCCGGAGGTACGCCTACTTATGGATCGAATGGATGCGGCCGACGCCGTCGCCTTCGATCCGGCGCTCCAGCCCTGTACACCTGCATCTCCCGTTATGGCCACCGTCAAACTCGACGGCCTGGAGATCGATCTGCCCGCAGAAGCAGCTAGCGCGGTCCAGTCCTTCGCACGGGACATGGAGCGCCAGCTCAAAGCTGTGACTACCGAGCGCGATGAGCTTTCCAACAAGCTCGACGCTCAACAGGAAGAGATCGACAACCTCGCCTACGAAAAAGAAGCCGCCGAAGGCCGCGCTGACGCACTCGAAGAGCGCATCACCGAGCTCGAAAACGGCACTTCTACCGGTCGCATTGACACCGCTGAACTCGACGCCCTCGTTTCTGAGCGCCTCGCCACTCTCCAACGTCTGGCACCTGCGTTCACCGAAGACTTCAAGTTCGACGGCATCGACAGCGACGACCTCTACGCCCAGGCCTTCGAGAACCTGACCGGTTCGGCCCCCCGCGAAGACGCTGAGCCCTCTTACATCCACGGTGTGGTGGACGGCATTCTTGCCGCTCGCGCCGACGCCGAGGACGAAGAGGGTGACGAGGACGACTCCGAGGAAGAAGGCGAAGAGCCTGAAACCAAAGAGGACCGTGCCGACAGCACCACTTCCCTGCGTGACGCACTGAAAGGTGCCGGTCGCGGTTCCGCTTCTCCGGTGGACACCTACCGGACGCGCCAAGCGGAAGCCTGGAAGCGCCCCCTCACCGCCACCAAGTAAGGAGATCCTTCCATGGCAGTCACTTTCACCGCCACCACCGTCGCCAACCCGAGCGGCGCACAGGGTTCGTACCCCCTGGTCCAAATCAAGGGCCACGAGGGCATGATCGCCGACCTGCAGGCCTATGTGTCTCGCAGCTATCGCAACCAAACCGGCGCCGCCATTCCTTTTGGCGTGTTGGTTGCAACCGACAACACCCCCACCAGCAATGACGCTCTCGCCGTCGAGATCGCCGCTGGTGTGGACAACATCCA